CTAATTCAAGGAGGAGGTGCGATTATTTGTAAGCAGTGGTTGATTGAGATTGACAAGCTGAAGAAAATTCGTAAACTACGTGCTGATCTTGTCGCAAGCATACACGACGAGTATCAGTTTGAAGTACACAAGGAAGATGCTGAAAAGTTTGGTGAAGTTACCAAGCTTGCAATGAAGGAAACAGAAAGGAAGCTGAATGTACGATGTCCACTAGGAAGCGAATACAAAATCGGCCTGAACTGGGCAGAGACACACTAGTAATTCTTAATGATGCAGAGATACAGTTAGCACATTTGATTGCTGACAGTAGATATGCTAAAAACAGGAAAGAAGGTGTGTTTGATAATAAGCAAGATAAGAAAAGAACTTCAATTGAAATTGACAGAGATGGAGTTGAATCTGAACTTGCTTTCTTTAAACTTATAGGAAAATATCCTGAACCTATCTTTGACTTTTCAATAAAGTCAAAAGAAAAGGGAACAGATGATGGAGATGCCCTTATTGACAACATGGCTATCGACATCAAGTCAACCAGATATAAGACAGGAAGACTTGTTCAATCTGGTTCACTAACGAAACCTTCAGTACCTTCAGTTGATCTTTTCTGTCTTATGATCAAAGAGGGAGAAAATTCCTATAGACTAAAAGGCTTTTATCCTGCAAAGATGTTGCTTCGTGAAGAGAATTATGGTAAACACTTTCCCGGTAGGCCGTGTTTTATGGTTGAGCAAACTGACTTAATGGAGTATGGTGACTGTGTAAAAAAAGTGCTTGACATGCGTAAGTGAGTTGTGTATATTAGCAATCCTTAGACAGCCACATTGTGTGGCACTATGAAAATGAAAGGAAGAAAACAGACTATGGTTGAAAAGAGCAAGAACTACATCATTAGCGGCGAAGCTTTCTGGGCAAGCCTTGTACAACCTAATACTAAGTATGTACCTTCTTGGCAGGTAGACGTAGGAAATCTAGACGACAATACTGCTAAGATGCTAAAAGATTTAGACCTTAATGTTCGTAAGTGCGACAAGCAAGAACATAATCGAGGCATGTTTATTACGCTAAAGCGTAAGGTGGCTTATCAGTCCGGTGAACAGAAGAGTCCTCCCATCGTAAAGGATTCACAGAATAATCCTTGGAATGGTATGCTGATTGGTAACGGTAGCAAGATCAATGCAAAGTTCCATGTGTACACTAACAGCTATGGTACCTTTGCTGAACTTGATGCTGTTCAAGTAGTTAAGCTTGTTGAGTATGCTCGTAGCGATTTTGATACTGTTGAAGGTGGTTACACCGTTTCAAACGAATCAAATGATCTGGAAGAAATCGCTCTATAACATAACGTAATTCACCAAGGGGTTGTCATTTGGAGTTGGACAACATAATACAAGCAGGTGTGGAGTGGGACTGCTTGATCATAGGAAAGGTAAAACAGAATGACTAACGAAGACAAGATTCTATCAGCACTAAAGCGTCGTATGCGTGTTACTCGTAAGACTGCCATTGAGCATGGCTGGTGTGAAAATCTAACTGCTACTATTGCTCGTCTCCGCAATCGTGGCTACAAGATTCTTACTCTAAAGGCCATGACACCGGAAGGTGTACCGTATACTCGCTATCGCCTAGTAAGTTCAGCCTCTCCCGCAAAGGCTGCTGCCTAACTAGGTTAGGGCAGGGATGATAGGCCAATGAAAAAAATCGACACTCTGGTAGAAGATATTTATGATCTTTTTGCCAGCAACACAGAGATAACAATTAATAATAATGATCTGGAAGAACTAGCCGAGTCGATCAAGAAGTCTATTGTCTCTGCCCTCTCTCGTAAGCAACAGGATCGTAAGAAGACACTTCGCCTTTCTCTTATTGGTCATCCAGACAGGAAGATTTGGTATGATCTAAAAAGTGGCGCAGAGAAAGAACAGCTTTCCGGTCCTACGCTAATCAAGTTTCTGTATGGTGATATTCTTGAGGCGTTGCTTATCTTTCTGTGCAAGCAGTCAGGTCATACAGTAAAAGAAGAACAGAAGGAAGTCGAGGTTGCAGGTGTTGTAGGTCATCACGATGCTATCGTTGATGATGTACTAGTTGATTTTAAGTCAGCTTCACCTTATGGCTTTAAGAAGTTTAAGGAAGGTACTGTAGTTTCAGACGATCCTTTTGGATACATTGCACAAATATCTGCATACAGCACAGCAAACAACACTACTGAAGCAGGATTTATTGCAATTGATAAATCAGGAGGAGAGATTGCTTACTGTCCTATTCACAGCATGGACATGATCAATGCAGAAAATAGAATCAATTATATCAAAGCATTTCTTGAACATGATGCTCCTCCAAAAAAGTGTTATGATCCTATTCCTGATGGTTCCAGTGGTAATATGCGTCTGGCCGTTGGCTGTTCTTTTTGTGACTACAAGTATGATTGTTGGAAAGATGCGAATGGTGGTAAAGGTATTCGTACATTCAATTACTCAAATGGTCCGAAGCATCTTGTCCAAGTAGGTAAAGAACCTAATGTGCCGGAAGTAACATGATAAAATTTAGATCAAAGTCAGAAAGAACCACAGCAGATTATCTTAACCTAGCCGAACTTCAATACAAGTTTGAACCGTACTATATTCAGTACACTTGGTTAGAGTACAAAAAGTACCTTCCAGATTTTGTCCTTCCCAACGGAATTATCATAGAAGTTAAAGGTAGGTTTACTCTTGAAGACAGAAAGAAGCATATGTTTCTAAAAGAAACACATCCTGATCTTGATGTTCGATTTGTATTTGATAATCCTAAAAAGAAATTAAACAAAGGTGGTAAGTCAACTTATGCTGACTGGTGTTTGAAGAATGGTTTTCAGTTCACCAGCCTAGCTGAAGTTTCAGTAGTAGAAAAGTGGTACAATGAACGAGGAAGAAGCCTTTCTTCTGGAAGTAGAACAGACACTGGAAAAAGAACAAAGTCAAGAACGAGTACTCTTTCTAAGCGTAATACTTCAAGCACTTCTAGACGCAACAAAGCCTGAAAGCATCCACGAACCTGAAGAAGAAATCTATGCACGTAGACATGCACAGGCATGGTTCTTTGCTTCAGTAGGAGTAACTGCACAGGACTATGTTGACGTATGTGATATGGCAGGAGTTGATCCTGCCTATATGCGTAGCTTTGCATTTAAGGTTCTTCGTTCAGGTGAAGTAAAATATGTACGACGAAGAATTAACACTGTACTTTCATTCAAATAGGTGATATATATGGACCGTGATACTGAGATTGTAAACATGTACCGCAACAGGAATAAAGAAAGTGATGCTGCTCCTGTTATTAAGTATAATTACACTGAAGATAAGATTCTTGAAGAGTTAAAGAAGTATATAGATGCTACATACAGCCAGCATTATGCACAAGGTAAATACCAAGCAACTGATACGATCATTGATGCTGAATATGGTGAAGGATTTTGTATGGGTAATGTGCTAAAATACTGGAAGAGATACGGTAAAAAGGACGGCAGAAACCGTAAGGACTTGCTCAAGATCATACATTATGCTATGATTATGCTTTTCCTTCACGATTCAACCCAAACAAAATAGGAGACACAATTCATGGGCATCACGGTTGACCCGAACAGAGATACTTTATTTGATAAATTAGGAGTAACAAGACTAAAAGAATCGTACATGGCAGACGGAGAGATTTCTCCGCAGGAAAGATTTGCCTTCGTTTCTTCTGCATTTTCCAGCAATCCTGATCATGCACAGAGACTGTACGATTATTCTTCAAAGCATTGGCTGTCCTACTCTACTCCTATTCTGTCTTATGGTAGGTCTTCACGTGGACTGCCTATCTCTTGCTATTTAAATTACATCAACGATACAGCAGAAGGTCTTGTAGATAATCTATCAGAGACTAACTGGCTGTCCATGCTAGGAGGTGGAGTTGGAATTGGTTTCGGTATACGCGCTGCTGATGATAAATCTACTGGGGTTATGCCACACCTTAGAATGTATGACGCATCCTCATTGGCGTACAGGCAAGGTAAAACACGTCGTGGTTCTTACGCTGCATATCTTAGCGTTGACCATCCTGACATCCTACTTTTTCTTGAAATGAGAAAGCCGACTGGTGATCAGAACTTTCGTTGTCTGAACATGCACCACGGCATTAATATTCCTGACGAGTTTATGCAGATCATTGAGAACTGTATGACTAATCCTTATGCTGACGATAGCTGGGAATTAAAAGACCCTCACACAGATGAAGTAAAAGAAGTTGTTTCTGCACGTGATCTATGGCAGCGTATTCTTGAACTACGTATGCACACTGGAGAACCTTACCTTCATTTCATTGATCGTTCCAATGAGAAGCTTCCTTCATGGCTAAAGGAAAAGGGTCTTAAAGTTCAGCAGTCAAATCTTTGCTCTGAAATTATTCTTCCTACTGACAAGGATCGTACTGCTGTTTGTTGTCTATCTTCTGTAAACCTTGAGTACTATGACGAATGGTCCAAGGACGAAATGTTCCTTCGTGATGTACTGGAGATGCTTGATAATGTTCTACAAAAGTTTATTGATGCTGCTCCTGATTCTATTAGCCGTGCAAAGTACTCCGCTATACGCGAACGATCAGTTGGAGTTGGTGCATTGGGATTCCACGCCTATCTGCAAAAGAAAGGTATGCCCTTTGAATCTGCACTTGCAAAGTCAACTAATAGAAGAATTTTCAAACACATCAGAGAAGGACTTGATAAAGCCAACATCGACCTTGGAAAGATCAGAGGTGAAGCACCTGACGCTTTCGGGACAGGACGGCGTTGTAGTCATATCATGGCAATTGCACCCAATGCTTCTTCTTCGATCATTATGGGAAACACATCACCTTCTATTGAACCTTGGCGAGCAAACGCCTACAGGCAAGATACAATTAGTGGTGCGTTTCTAAACAAGAATAAGTTCCTTGATCAGCTTATCAAAGATAAGTGCAGCAAAGATAGTTCACTTAACTACGACAAGATTTGGTCTTCCATTATTGCTAACGATGGTTCAGTTCAGCATCTGAAATGTCTTGACAATTACGAGAAAGACATATATAAAACTTCGATGGAGATTGACCAGCGTTGGGTAATTGAACATGCTGCTGATCGTCAGGAATACATTGATCAGTCTCAGTCACTAAATGTTTTCTTTCGTCCTGACGTTAACATCAGCTATCTACATGCAGTACACTTCATGGCATGGAAGAAGGGACTAAAGACAATGTATTACTGCCGTTCAGAGAAAATCAATAAGGCTGATCGTGTCTCTCGTAAGATTGAACGTCAGATTATCAAAGAGATTGATATGGAGGCACTAGCCTCTGGTGAAGAATGTCTAGCGTGTGAGGGATAAATAATGTTATACGAGATTAGATTATCAGAAGATCAAACTGAAGACATAACAGTAGAATATCTGGAAGAGTGTTTTCATATAGATAATGCTCCTAAAAAAGAGATTGCAACTGTATTAAAATTTATTCGGACTGAATCAGAATTTGAAGAATGGAAAAATGAAGTAATAAAATATTTTGGCTCTTTTATTTATAAGAATGTTTAGCTTGTGAGGGTTAATTATGTCAAATAAAGATTATGTTATTGTAAATTGTATTTCACCTTTTTTAATACGTTACGTTATTCATAAAGACGATCTACAAAAATTGAATCCAAATAAACCATGTGAACCAGTTGAATGGGCAAAAGATGTTGTGGATGCTGACAAGGCTTTAGAAGAATTTTCTCAAGAAGATCTTGGTATCTATATAGTAGATGTTAATGTCGTTAATGAAGAATATGTGCTTGATCTATATGATCAGTGCACATACTATCCAAAACCTCAGTCTAAAGAGGATAAAATTGAATCAATCAGACAAAATTGGTTTAGTGACACTCACACTAAATGGGTCGCAGAAAATGTGTGGGGAGCGTGGAAAGAAAACGACTGAAAAGAAGAGTAATTAATATAATGTTTGCTGTACAAGTACCTATTGATGGAAAATATGTGTATGTTCTTGATCTATTCGAAGTAGATGAGAATGGTAATCACAAGCCGACGCTTTATTCAACAAAGAAAGAGGCAAAGAAAGAAGCTTCTAATACTGGTTGGGCTAATTACAGGATAGTGCAATACAATGACTGATAAACTTAAACTTCAAGACGAACGTAATTACTTCAAGCCTTTTCATTATCCTTGGGCATATGATCTATGGTTAAAGCATGAGCAGTCACACTGGCTACATACTGAAGTACCTATGATCGAAGACGTAAAGGATTGGAAAAACAATCTCTCTATTGAAGAGAAGTATTTTCTTACTAATATCTTCCGCTTCTTTACACAGTCAGACATTGACGTTGCCGGTGGTTATGTGAAGAACTATCTTCCAATGTTTCCACAGCCTGAAATTCGTATGATGCTTTCCAGCTTCGCTGCACGTGAGGCATTACACATTGCTGCGTATTCTCACCTTATTGAATCTCTAGGTATGCCTGAAAGTACGTATAACGAATTTCTTGAATATGATGCTATGCGCGAGAAGCATGAATACTTCCTGTCTAAGGTTGATACAGGTGCTTCGCTGCCAGTAAAGATTGCTGCTATTTCTGCTTTTACTGAAGGTCTTGCACTATTCTCCAGCTTTATCATGTTGCTGAACTTTCCCCGTCATGGTAAAATGAAAGGCATGGGTCAGATTGTCACATGGTCAATTGTTGACGAGACACAACACGCTGAAGGAATGATCCGGCTTTTCCGTACTTATCTGGAAGAAAACAGAGAGATTTGGAATGACAAAATTAAGTCAGAAATTTATACGATTGCAACTAAGATGGTTGATCTTGAAGACAAATTTGTTGATCTGGCGTTTAACATGGGGAAGGTGGAAGGACTTAGAGATACTGACGTTAAAGAATACATACGATATATAGCAGACCGTAGGCTTATCTCTATGGGCATGAAAGGTATCTTTAAAGTAAAGACTAATCCCCTTCCTTGGGTAGAAGAAATGATCAATGCGCCAACACATACTAACTTTTTTGAGAACCGTGCAACTGACTATGCCAAAGGTGCATTGACAGGTAACTGGTCAGAGGTATGGGCAAATTAAGGAGACACAAATGGCACGAGACTACAAGCGGGAGAACAAGAACTACAAATCAAAGCCTGATCAGATCAAGATGCGTGTACAACGCAACAAGGCAAGACGACATGCAATCAAGGCGGGTAAGGTTGCAGTAGGTGATGGTAAGGAACTGGATCATATTGTTCCACTAAGTAAAGGTGGCAGCAATTCACCAAAGAATATTCGAGTTACTACAAAGAGTAAGAACAGTTCCTATAGTCGTAACTCCGACAGTTCAGTTAAAAAGAATACACCAAAGAAAAAGTAATGATCAGTGAATTTCCTTACTACGTGTTTGACAAAGAACTACCAGCAGCTTTTTGTGATGGTCTTGTTACTATGGGACTTGCCAATAAGCAAAACTCTGGTGGTTTACACGAGAAGGACGGAACATTTTTTGATCCTGATGTACGGGAAAGTTCAATTAGCTGGCTGAACAATTCAGAACTATCTGAAATACTTCAGATTTATGCTCAGAAGGCAAACGAGGCAGCTAACTGGAACTTTCATGTTATGTGTTTTGAAACACCACAGTTCAGCACGTACAGCCAAGGGGGACAGTACGACTGGCATATGGATGTTGGCGTTGAAAGTGAAGACGATCTTGTAATCAGAAAGCTTACACTATGTGTTTCTCTCAATGATAGTTTTGAGGGAGGTGACTTTCAGATACAAAGGTGGTGTACTCCTGATGCTAACTCCAGATACAACACAGTAAAGGAAATGAGAAACAAGGGCAGTATTCTTGTCTTTCCTTCCTTTATGTTTCATAGGGTAACACCAGTAACCAAGGGACAACGCTATAGTTTAGCATGTTGGTTTAGAGGACCAGACTTTGAATAATATTTACAAACAATCTAGATACCATCTTAGGTCAGTAAGAATGTCTTATCTGTGCCATATGCTAGGTGCTTTCTATATTATCTATAAGCTAATTAGTGCCAGTCTAAAGTTAATGGTACATGCTTTTGTACCTTCACTATTTATGACTGATGCCAGTACAACTATTCGCATTCTTGCAAAGCAGTTTGAAAAAAAGTAGTTGACAAACTAAAAATTAACAAGTATACTTCCAAGGTCAGTCTGGCAAATGCGGACTGGCCTTTTTAACAACTCGCTTATACAAGGAGGTATACATGAATCTAATTTCCTTTTCCCCACAATTTGAAAAGATGCGTAACTTTATGCTTGATATTGAAAAGCATTTTGAACCAATGAGTTACGTTGCACAATCAGTACTTAACTCAACTGCCTATCCCCCACATAACATTTATAAAAAAGACAATAAGCACATTATTGAGATGGCAGTTGCAGGGTTTGATAAAGACAATCTGTCAATTGAAATTGAACCTAACATTCTTACTGTTTGCGGTGAAACACGTGAGCAAGAAGATGCACCTTCCTGCACTTATCGTGGGATTGCTGCTCGTAAGTTTACCCGTGTATTCTATCTTTCAGAATACATGAAAGTAATTAATGCTTCCTTAAAGAATGGTATTCTTAAAATTGAAATTGAAAAGATTATTCCTGAAGCAGAAAAACCAAAACAAATTACGATAGAGTAGGAGTACAGGGTTTGCCTATCAATAAACTACCAACAATATACATAGGCTATGATCCTCGTGAACATGACTATGTTCGAGTGCTAGATAAGTCTATACGTATGCACACTACCCATACGTACAATATAGTCCCTATTGTACAGAAGGAAGTTCGCAGGGCTGGCTTGTATTGGCGCAGTCCAGAGTATAACTTAGAAGGAACGAAGGTTGATGTTTTTGATGGCAAACCCTTCTCTACTGAGTTTAGCTTTACTAGGTTTCTAGTACCATTTCTAAACCAGATGTCGGGTCTAGCATTATTTATGGATGCTGATATGTTTGTTCGTTCAGACATTACAGAAGTATTTGATGTATATGGATCAGATAAAGATAATGTTATTAGCTGTGTACAGCATACGCACGTTCCTCAAGAAAAAGAAAAGATGGATGGGCAGGTACAAACCATCTATAACAGAAAGAACTGGTCATCTTTTGTTCTATGGAATTGTGATCATCCTTGGATGAAAGAGTTGACAATTTCGGATGTTAATGTTAGAAGTGGAAGCTGGTTACATGCTTTTGAATGGATTGATATCTTTCCTATTGGAGATATTCCAGTTGAATGGAACTGGCTAGACGGAACTTCAGCCGCAGATGTAAATCCAAAGAATGTACACTTTACAACGGGTGGACCAGTTTATCCTACTTGGAAGGGTAAGCGAGAGATAGATGACGAGTATGCTGAAGAGTGGAAAGACTTTTATACCAAAATAATTGGAGGATAACCATGATAAAATTTGTTACATCATTTAGTGCAGATGGATACGAGCGTTATGCTAGAAACATGCTTGAATCTGTCGTAGATAACTGGTATAAAGACTTACACCTTACAGCTTACTACCACGATTGCGATGAAGAACTTGTTGCTTCTTTTCCACAGGCAAAGAATATTGAGTATCGTAATCTAAATGAAGTAGAAGATATGCTGGCTTATCGTGAACGTATGGCTGCTTACGATGGTACAGCGGGTGGCAAGGTAGCTTATAACTGGCGTATGGATGCTGTTAAGTGGTGTCACAAAGTCTATGCAATGACTGATATTGCTTTTGAAATCTCAGAGAATGAAGTACAGGGTGGCTGGCTAATCTGGCTGGATGCTGACACAGTAACTACAAAGCCTCTTTCAGAAGAAAAGATTAGTAAGATTCTTCCTGATAAAGCAGAGATTGTACATCTTGGTCGTAAGGATACTGACTATTCAGAAACTTCTTTTGTCGCCTTCAACCTAAACTACGAAACTCCTCTATATCTCCTCGCTGATCTGCGTGGATGCTATGACATTGGTGAAACTATCATGTATCGTGAATGGCATGATGGTTTTATTTTTGAACGTCTGCTAAAGATTTATATTGCTCATGGCATGAAAGCACACAATCTTACACCTAATGTGAAAGGACTAGCAGCATTTAAAAATTCACCGCTGTCTCAATACATGGTGCATTATAAGGGTAACTTAAAGAACAATCTGTCCAAAGATACTGTTGCTCCTGACGTTAAGCTGCCACGCTACAAACAACTTGCCGATCTAGTACGGCATTACTGTGACGGTACAATTGTTGAGGTAGGTACATGGAATGGTGGCAGAGCAATTGAAATGGCACTAGCTGCTTTTGAAAAGCATGACAAGGTACACTATGTTGGCTTTGATCTGTTTGAAGAAGCTACTGAAGAATCAGATGCTTATGAACTTAATAGTAAGCCACATAATCTTCTTGAAGCAGTAGAAAAGCGTCTTACTGATTTTGCAGGTAAGATGTTAGAGAACAATAAGACATTTACCTTTAAGCTGTTTAAGGGAGACAGTAAAGAAACACTTCCTGCAGCACGTGAGGAAGTACTAAAGAGTAAGTTTGCCTACATTGATGGTGGACATAGTGAAGAAACTGTACGTTCTGATTATGGTAATCTTAACCACTGTGATCTAATTGTATTTGACGATTACTTTACACCTGATCCTGAAGGAAACATTCTGGGAGAAGAACATCAAGGTACTAACAGGCTTGTAAAAGAACTAACTGAAAAGGACGGAAAGCCTTGTGTAGTTCTTCCTTCTACTGATCGTGTAAAGGGTGGAGGCATTACCCACCTTGCAGTATGCCGTAACACTGACAAGGCAGGTCCACTACCTGACAGTCTGCTACGTGTACCTATTGTAGTGCAGCCACGTGACTCAATGCCAAAGGACGACATTATTAAAAACATTAATGAAAACGTCAATCTTATCAAGCGTTGGAATTTTGTTAAGCAATGTAAGCCTAACAATAAAGAAGCAATTATTGTGTCTGCCGGTCCTTCAATTGATTGGAAGCTACTAAAGAAAAAGATCAAGGAAACTGGTGGACCTGTTATTTGTGTAAAGCATAGTTATCCGCTACTATTAAAGAACGGTATTAAACCGTATGCCTGTGTAGTTCTTGATCCACGACCAGTAGAAGGCGTATCAACACATGGTATTGTTCGTAAGGATTTGTTTGAAACAGTCGATCCTAGCACCAAGTTTCTTGTCGCCTCAATGACTGACGTTAGTGCCACAAAAGTAATTATGTCAAAGACTGACAATGTTTATGGTTGGCATGCCTATAGTGAAGCAATTCGTGATAAAGCTATCAGTGAAAAGTTTGAAGTAAACAAAACAATTAATATTTCTGCTGATACTACATTTGTTACTGGTGGTACTTGTTCAGCAATGCGAGCAATTGGAATGTTCCATATTCTAGGATGCAGGACTTTCCATCTATTTGGTTTTGATTGTTCAGTTCCTGAAGTTACTGAAGAAATGCAGAACAGTAAGACGGATGATGGTAAACAGAAGTACATGAGGGTTGAAACTAATGGTGTACATTTCTGGACTACTGGAGAACTGCTTGCAATGGCACAAGATTGTGAACGGTTATTTTCTAATAAAGACATAGAAATGAATCTGTATGTGTACGGTGAGAATACTCTTGTGTCTGAAGTATTTAAGTCTTCTACACAGTACGACAAGACAGATTATACAACATTATTTAAGGAGGTAGAATAATGCTAGGAATTGCAGAAGCAGTAGTAGGTGTAGCAGGTAAAGTTCTTGACAAGTTTGTTGAGGACAAAGACCTGAAGACAAAGCTTAATGCTGAACTACAGTCACAGATTATTGCACTTGATCTTGCTCAAGCACAAACCAATCTTGAACAGGCAAAGCATTCCAGCATCTTCGTCGCTGGAGCAAGACCTGCTATCATGTGGGTATGTTGTATTGCTTTTGCTTGGCAGTTTATTCTTGCACCTATTGCCAGTTGGGGACTAGCTATTTGGTACCCTACACTTATTCTTCCTGTACTTGATACAGAATCACTTATGACACTAATGCTTTCTCTATTGGGTCTTGGTGGTATGCGTACAGCAGAGAAATTCAAAGGCGTTGCTCGCAGCAATATGAAGGAATAGTACATGGCAGGACTTACTACTCAGCAGGAAAAGTTTGCACAGGCATACATTATCTATCGTAATGCCACAGAAGCTGCTAAAGCTGCCGGTTATTCTCCACGATCAGCACATAACCAAGGCCATAGGCTTATTCATAACACAGCAGTTCTTGAACGTATCGAGAACCTTGAACGTGAAATGGAAACAAGTGTTGATGTTCTGTCTGAACTTGAACAGCAGTACACCGCTGCCAAAAATAACAACCATACTAACTCTGCACTTAAAGCACTTGAACTTCTGTCTAAGGTAAAGAAGAAAGACGAAGAGGTTGAACCTAAGTCCGTAGAAGAACTTGAACAACAGATTGTTAAATCTCTTGAAGTTCTTGGAGAGGAACGTAGCCTAAAAATCTTTATGAAATGTGAATGGTTTGTAAAGATGATGGAGGCAGAGGAAGAGGAAGAAGAATACGAATACGAAGAAGGTGAAGAGTATGAGTACGAAGAAGAAGGGTCTACAGACAATACATCTGAAGACCCTTCTTGGCGCTAAGTCTTTCCCCTTCTACTCAGCTTTTCTTTCATTAGCTACAGGCGGATGCTTTCCATTATGCATGGAATATAGTTTATCATAACCTTTTTCTAAATTCTTAATAGTTGTCAACATTTCAGCTAACTGCATGTGATCACGTCTAAGATTTTCAGGACTTGCCATATTAGCTAATACAGAAATTCTTTGTTCTTGTGTCTCTGTAGAAGTGTGTAACTTATCATAATTACTATCCATCTTTCTTAAACGCTGCTCTACATCATTTAGTTTATCTACTAATTGTTTGATCTGCATCTTAGCTACAGCACTAGCACCAGCAACACTAAATAGTATTCCACCTAAAGTTACAACTAATCGTAAATCAATGGCTCC